TGAAACTCTACGATAAATTCGGCCAATGTATTAAAACAAAACTAGTAAATCATCTATTAGTTAGATAGAGAAAACCAGAATAGATAAGACTATTAGTTAGAATAGTCATTCAAAAATATTGTGGGTGGCCAGTAAGCGTCATTATCAGCATTAGATCTGACATATGGTGTTCGGGTCCACCTCTGGATATCTTGAGGGGTTGGGAAGGTCTTGACAACTAAGGAATGTCGAGCCTCTGTGAAGAGAGGTCCGGCAAGTAAGTTGAGGGCCGGGGGGAGACTTGGAGAATAGCCTTTACCTTGAAGGTAAAGATAGATATTCCTACACACTCGATATAGTCGAGGGTTCCGACCTAAGTCGGCGTAGGCTATTCCAACACATCTTCCCATAAGGGAAGCATAGGTTGGGCTTTCAGATTCAGGATACAAAAGTTGCGCTAAGAGACGAATCGAGTCTCGATAAGCAGCGCCGTGTAGATTTCGGTAGCCGAGTAGTTCCATATTCCATAAGGAATCTGAAATCTCGGTCTTCTCAAAAGATAACTTTGCATTGAATCGGGTCAATGCTCTTTCGGACATGAAAATCTTTAAATCCTGCCATTGTGATGGAGGAACATAGTGGAAGATGACGGATAAGGAGTCATCGCCTAAGACTTTCAAAATTAGCTTAGTAGACACGTCAAATCCTGCTTCAGAGAGCAGAGTCGTGATCATAATTCCATTAATAATAGAATCAAGCCATTGAGTCCTAAACATACCTGAGGGTATGCCATTTCGGGTTCTAATCCAGACTTTTCCGTCTGGCATAAGAAGTGGCGAAGAGAGAGTAGCATAAATGGTCCATTTGAACAGATTTAAAATCCGTTCGATGTCATAAGCACAATTTTCTCGAGTGTGATACCTATAATCTGGCTGGTAAAAGCCTAGGTCATAGTAACTCAGAGATGCGTTTATAACTAATTCGATCAATTCAAAAGGGACACGATGGTCAAATTCTGACCAGTCGGCAGTTATTACAGTGGAAGGTTGATTCAGAATGAGAGGTTGTATCTCATCGTGAAGTTTTGTCCATCCACCTAGAATTGTTTCATAGCCCCATAACATGGGAGAGGTCCCGTTACGGAGATAATCATTGAATAGAGGGTACATAAACATGCATTCGGCAATGAGAAGTATTTTAGATACTCCCCAGACTAAGCGATTCTTAATAGCTGTAGAGCCAGGTTTTCCAAGGCCAGGACGAAAATGTGCAATTATAGGGAAGAGATAATCTTTATCTAAATCTCCTGTAAAACATTCTCCGTTCTTGATCCTATGGATAGGAAGTCGGGTAGCGCCATATACGTAATTGAAGGTATTGTGGAAACTCATCTTTTCATTTTGAATTTCATCAGCAAGTCTTCTTTCTTTAACGTATTTAATGACACGTTTGTCGGTTGAGAAGGGTCTTTCAACATTAGAAGCCTTTTGCCAAGGATAGTGCTTGGTTCTGACATAGTGAAGAACTCTCACGGGTTTTGATGGTCGAAAAGCTTCCATGGTTAGAGCGAAAGCTTGGTTAAAATGATCATCTTTAATTATTGAAACCGGAGGTTGGTTCATCTTCTCCATATCGGTATACTGAGCAGTAAGAGACATGGGACTTCGATAAAAGTCATTAACGACAGAATGGTATTCGTCGTCATAAAGGATCTTTTCAAGGAAGTGGCGAACTACATTTTGGTAATTAGCCTTGAAGTGTGGATGTCCAGAAAAGGGGGTTGGGGGGTCTTCAGAGTAAATATGGACGAGTCCCGGTGAGGTGGGTGGGTCGATATTCAAAGTGTTGAGAGCCTTGTGGTGTAGGTCCATTTGTGGGTTGTGGGTTGGTAGTGGTTTTATGATGTAAACGTTTGAAAACTAGTTAAGGTTATTAATACATAATTGGATATAGTAGTTTGAGATTCTACGTAGA